ATCCGCGAATATTGGAAAGAAATCCCATAGAGTTTGAATGATTATCTACAGCAGCACTAATACCAGCAGCCGATAGTGCATTTGAATAGTTTGTGGGAGTCAACAAGGGTCCCATAAAGTCAGTCTGCATATTTTGAATACAATATGCAAAATTTTCCATAGTATCGTGTCCAAACATATTTGCAAATGGCATCACTAATGGACTACATCTATATACTGCCCAATTATTTTCAATATTCTTTTTTCCTATTGCTAAAATATTGGCAACATACAATGCAATAAATACTATTATGATAAATATTGAATTTAATAAATCGGCTGTCTTCATATTAAAATATAATAATAATATATTATTTTACATTATTATTATTTTAAATTTTATATATATTTTTTAGACTTATCTTATATTAACATATTAATGTCTTTTCGTTTTTTTAAAACGTCTACTTCTTCCTCTACGTGCTATGCTCTTTTTATGTCTTAGTCTTCTATGTTTTGATTTACGTGAACCACCAGACATACTACTGCCAGAAGCACCATTTGAAGTACTAGGACTACTAGTAAAGTTATTGTGTATAGGATGATTATCTATCACAGGGGGTTTATTCGTTCCTGCCATCTGTAAAGATGTAAGTGATTTTGACAAATGTACATTGATTGGATTTGTATTACCACCATTATGAGGTTGTGGTACTTCCATCATTCCTATAGGAGCGGTTGCTCCGCCATATTGCCTACCATTGCACCCTCTCATTACTTTCCGTATAGTTCCGTTTTTATTTTTACGCCTGTAACTATATTTGCGTCGTTTGCCGCTCCTACTATTTGTTTTATTATTACTCATTTAATGAATATGTTCTTTTATATATATTATGTGTAAAAATATTTTGAATTATTTTGATTTTTATATATAGTTTTTTATAAATAAATATCATTCGTTATTATTTAAAAACTATTTTAAATTGTATATATTATAATATAAGTTACATATATATTAAACATGAATCCTCAAGAACGCTTACAGTTAGATAAATTAATTCGTGCAAATGATGTAGCCGATAATACTCAAAATATACGCGAATTAAAACATAGTCAACCCCTTAAAGATGATATTCTTGCACTTATTAAAATTAAGCGAGATTATCAAAGATTGGCTAAAAGTAACCCCGTACAATTTGATTCAATATGTATATCTAGATGTCCATTTTTATTTAATAACTATACCGATATTTTTAATAAAGTAAAAAAAGATGAAATTGATTTAAATATTCTATTTCAATTGCTACATATTCTTAAACTTGTCGAAGATGGTAAATTGGATCAACATACCGGTTCATTTGAAGTTGGAAAACTACTGAAAAGTATATATATCGATAGTGCTGTTAAAAAGGCCGATAATATTAATAAAGCAAGAGAGGGTAATACAAATAAAGAAAAACATTCTGCTACTCCTCCTATAAAGAAAATATCATGGTCAGAGTTTAAAAAGAAAAATCAAGTAATTTCTCCTGAAGAGAATAAGTAATATATTATTTATTATTTATGATTTAGATTTTACGATATTTATATATTTCTAAAATTGAAATAATATTTTTTATAATCTTTATATAAAACACATAAACAGTACGCTTTTATATAAACAACAACAATTGATGTCTTTAGTATCAACAACGCATAAACGTTCTCAGAATCAACAAACAGGAACTATTTTGGTATTAGTAGAATCACCTGCAAAATGTTCTAAAATAGAGTCATATCTTGGTCAAGGTTATAAATGCATTGCTACATTCGGCCACTTTCGTGAACTAGATGGACTTAAGTCAGTCGACACTAAAAATAATTTTAAACTTAGTTTCATATCTATGTCTGAAAAATCAAAACAGATTTCGCGTATTAAGTCAGAAATAGAAGCATGTACTGGTGGTGTTATTATTGCAACGGATGATGATCGCGAAGGAGAAGCGATTGGTTGGCATATTTGCGACATGTTTAAATTGCCTGTAAACACAACAAAGCGTATTGTCTTTCATGAAATTACAAAAACAGCGATTGATCGTGCAGTAAATTCACCAGGAACACTAAATATGAATTTAGTCAATGCACAATTTGCTCGTCAAATATTAGATCTTTTAGTTGGTTATAATATATCGCCACAACTATGGACACATATTGCGTCAAATGTCAAAAACAGCCTTTCTGCTGGTAGATGTCAAACACCCGCACTTCGATTGGTATATGAAAATCAAAAAGAAATCGACGCATCCCCAGGCAAAATGGTTTTTAATATTGTTGGATATTTTACAAAACTAAATTTACAGTTTTCACTTACTCGTCAATATGAAGCACAAAAGGATGTAGAAGATTTTTTAGAAGAAAGCGCAAACTATCAACATGAGTTTGATTTACTACCACCAAAAAAATCAACAAAACAACCACCTACTCCATTTAGTACAAGTTTATTACAACAAAAAGCAAGTAGTGAATTACATTATTCTCCATCAGAAACTATGGCAATTTGTCAAAAACTCTATGAAAGTTCGCTCATTACATATATGCGAACCGATTCTAAAATGTATAGTGAAGAATTTATAGAAAAAACAAAGCAGTATATTAGCGAAAAATGGAGCGACAAGTATATTCATTCAAACATTAAAAGTTTATGTTTAGGGTGTGGAAGCGCCAATAATGATACCACTCAGTCTTCCAAAAAGTCAAATAGTAAAAAAGATGTAGGAAGTTCTGGTGTTAAAGCACAAGAAGCACATGAGGCTATACGCCCTACAAAAATAGAAGTTATGGCTATTGCTGATACATTTACTGCAAGGGAACAGCGATTATATAGAATGATTTGGACAAATGCAATTGAAAGTTGTATGCAACATGCAACATGTACATCAATTACGGCTACAATAACTGCTCCAAATAAGAATGAATATAGATACACTGCCGAATTAATTGAGTTCCCAGGGTGGAAGATTGTAGATGGATATGAGAAAGAAAATCCACACTATCAGTATTTACAAAATATTAAAAAAAAAAGTATAATTCCATACAATAAAATTAAAGCAACGTCTACAATGGTTGATTTAAAGTCGCACTATACTGAAGCAGGACTTATCAAGTTACTTGAAGAAAAAGGCATTGGTCGACCATCTACATTTTCATCATTAATTGACAAAATACAACGACGCGGTTATGTTGCAAAGGATGACGTAAAAGGACGAAAATTAAAATGTACTGATTTTGAACTTCTTCAAGATGAGTTGCAAGAAGTACATACAGAACGTGAATTTGGAGGGGAAAAAGGAAAAATGGTTATACAACCACTAGGTACAATTGTTATAGAATTTTTGGTAGCCCACTTTAATTCTTTATTTGAGTTTGATTTTACACGAAAAATGGAGGACGATTTAGATAAAATAGCAAAAGGTGAACTAAAATATACAGATATTTGTGATGATTGTTTAAAACATGTCAATGAACTCACATCAGTTCTTAAAGATAAAAATATTCAAAAAGATAGTGTAAAAATAGATGATAACCATACATATATTGTAGGCAGTAAAGGTCCAGTTATTAAATGCGTAACCGTTGGAGAAAATGGTAAAAAAAATACTGAATTCAAAAGTATTAAAAAAAATGTGGATATTGCAAAGTTAAAACGAGGAGAATATGAGTTAAATGATATTATTGATCAGCGCGGAAGTATAGAAACTGGTGGAATTCATTTAGGTGTTTATGAAGATGAAGAAATTGTATTAAAAAAAGGAAAATATGGTTTATATTTTACATGGAATGGACAAAATAAGTCGTTATCGGGAGCATTTCCAAAGAGTAAAAATCCAAATAGTATAACTTATAATGATATTGTTAATATTATAGAATCATCGCTCAAACAAGCAAAAGATAATAATGATACTACTAGTGAATGTACAACTGCAACTGTGTTAGAAGTAAAAAGTATGGTTAGAAAAATATCGGATTCTATAAGTATTCGTAATGGAAAATATGGAGACTATATATTTTATAAGACACCTGAAATGAAAAATCCGACATTTTTAAAACTTAAGGGATTTACTGGAAACTATAAAACATGTTCTTTAGATAGTATTCTTGAATGGATAAAAGATACGTATAAAATTTGTTAATAGTAAGTTATATAATATTATAATTTATGATAATATGTCATAATATTTGATAATATTTTTATAGATTTATATATATAATATTAATATGAGTGGTATTTTTAAATTATTTTCTGGTATAGGATCTGGTATAGGAAGTCGCGTAGATGAAACAACAAGAAAAAGACTCGATGATGAACTTAAAGGTTTATACGAAGAACAAAATAATCAAGTTAAAACTCTTAGTGATATATCAAAAAAAATAGATGAAGTAAAAGAAAAAATAAGTAATATGGAAAAGGGTAAAAGTGAAAAAGAAACAGAAACAGAAACAAAATCTGCTGAATCTCAGGCTGAGCCACCATCCCCTGAAGTTAAAGATGAAACACAACCTGCTGAACAAGAAGAAAATAAAACAAATGACAACAACTTTTTAGGATTTAATTTAAAAAATCCTTTTGGACAAAAAGAATCTCAACCACAACAAACTACTGAGTCTTTAGTTAAACCTGTAGAAGAACCTGAAAAAGATGAATCTCCTGTTCAACCTGCTGCTGTTCAACCTGCTGCAGTTCAACCCGCTGCAGTTCAACCCGTCGCTCTTCAACCTCAGGCTGGATTACAATCTCCTCCTCCCAATGCAGTCGGATTTGCAGCACCTGGTGAAGATGCTGAGAATTTTAATACTGGCTTTGGTGAATCTGGAATTGTAGGAGGTAAAAAAAATAAAAATAAGAAACAAAAAAAAACAAAATCTAAAACACAAAGTGGAGGTAAAAAAAGACGTACTAGGAGAAATAAGCAAAAAGAATTAGTATACACTGTATCAGTTGAAGATATTTAAATTTTCTAATTGTTACATATTGTTATGATACAATATCATATACGTGAGACCATATGATATTATAAATATAATACATAAATATAAATACTATTTGATATTACAGTATAACAAACGTAATTACAATAATATTAATAAATCTAACCAAAAATATTAATCACACTTCATGGAATTTACTTACAACAATAATCGAAGATGTAAAAAAAGGATAATATTTACAAAAATAGCAATATTATTATTTAATTTATTCTCTATTTATTATGATTATGATAATATTAAAAAAGATAAATTTTTTACATATTATTTATTAACATTATTATCGTCATTTTTATCTTTGTGCAATAGTATACGTTACGAATATGCTTATTATAAAATTTTAGGACATACATTTAGATCCCCTGAAGAATTTTTACAATGGAAAAATGAACAACGGTTTAAAAATATAACATTCATACTAATAGTTTTTGAACAATCAACACATTTATACTTTGTTATCAACACAGTTACTACGTTTAATGTTGATAAAACACAAATATTATATTCTACTTCATATTTAATTATTTATGTTTACACAATATTAATAACTACAATAATGCTATCTATTCTTATATTTTGTTGTTTACTTGATATTTTTATAAGATTTGTTTCACTGATTCAGAATTGTATTCCTAATCATAATCCTAATCCTAATCCTAATCGTAACGGTCAACAAGAACCTGTACTTAATAGTATAAATAGTATAAATACTTTAGATACTGTTATTTACATTGATGATAAAAAAGAATGTTGTATTTGTTTAGATAAAAATAATAATGAATGGATTCGTACACAATGTAATCACGATTTTCATAAAACTTGTATTAATGATTGGTATAAAACAAAAAACACATGTCCTGTCTGTAGAAATAATTTATAATGATCAAATTTTACAAATATATCTAAACTTTTACATCCTGTATTGTGCAGGAATACGCAGTCGTAAGTCACGTGCCATTTCATCACGATAGCAATCAAATTGAAGTGTAAAACTAAAATCACAGTTACTAAAATCTACTAACCTTCCATCATGATATCGTAGTTTAATTTTTACTTTTGACACACGTTCTAATGGTGGAAAGAATTGCGACATATTTTGTAAACTACTGTTTCTTGAATCAAAATATTGACAAACTGGTATTCCCAAAATTGGTATTTTTGCAAATGCAGAGTCAACACGACCACCATAACTATTATTAATTGATGCATTTGTTTTTCTAGGATATGGCGTTAATTCATCCATGTCATTATAATTAAATAAATCCATATAAAAAACAGTTTCTCCAAATATATTTATAACATTAGGTGCAGTAACATAAAATCCACTAGCGGGCAACCAATTATATTCAGGATCTATTGTCTGTTTGTACTCGTAATTTAATGGTACACTTGTTTGGGTTGATCTATAGCCGCTTTTATTAAATCCAATATAGTATGGCAGACCCCATTTTGTGTTTGCACATTCAGATATTTCATTCGGCGGTTGTACTTTACAATTTTCATATATATTTGTTGTATCATAATATGTTTCTTTTTTGTCAAAATCTAATATAAAGTAGTCAGTTTTATTACCGAACCATATTTTTTGATTTACTTCATTATAGATTACTACAAACTCCGTATAATTTGTAGAATGTTCCATTGATACAGCATTATTCATTAAATTTTTAAGTTCATTCGCTAATTGATTTGGAGCATAAAAGCCATCATCTATTGTTATTGTATACTGTCCTTTGTAAATTGAATGTTTTATAGTAAATGTTAGTTTAGTATTTTGATTTTCATTTGTAAAAACATTATTTACAGATGGGAAATTTGTTTCTATTAATCTTATTGACTGAACATTTGTTAATTGCTGCGGTAGCGTCACTTCAAAAAATGTAGACTTAGGCCATGAACATACGTCTCTATCTTCAGAATGTATTGTTACAAGTTTTCGCTCTAAAACAAATGTCTGTTCACGTGCTATTAAAGGATGTTCTGTATATGTATTTCGATTTTGAAGTCCATTCATATTTATCTATATATTATATATTATTATTATAGATTTATTATTGTTATTAATATTAATATTATTATTAATATTAATACATATTCTATATTTATTTTTATAAAAAAATAATAGTATATTCTATAGTATAAACTATAAATATAAAATGAATAATCCATCATCAATGGTAAAATTTTCACAAATTGATAGTGTTAGTTACCGATTTAAAACAACATATTATTTAATAAATATTTGTGTTTTATTGGCATTTGTAGGAATTATAATTAAAATAGTATTTAGTTCTATTAGTATAGGCGGCGATCAAGGTCCAGCATTCTCTACATTAGTGGGTTATATTTTCTCGACTATTGCTTTATTTGGTCTATTAATGGGTGTTGTTTCATATTATTTTAAAGTAAAAGATGTTCCTCAATGCTCAAGTATATATCCTAGTTTTTTTCAGATTATTGCTTTATTTTTAATATTTATTGCAATTATTCGTCAGTCTGTTATGTATTCTGAAATGATTAATACAAATCAAGTAGACCCTGAATATTATAAATTTTCTAGTTATTCTAGTATTTTAATTTTCTTTCAACTTATTTTGATATTTAGTTACTTACAAGGAACTATGGGATGTATTAGTTCAAACACAAGTATTTTAAGTAAACCGTCTCTCGGTACTCTTTATTTAAGCATAACACTTTTTATTCTTAATGTATTAACTGTTGGTATCATGGAAGTAATTTTGCGACTATTTTCAACTTGTTTTTAAAATATTTTCTTTCATTTTATACAATAAGTCCCTTACCGAATCTTTTATATTTTTAACATTATATAATGTCTCTAATTTTTTAGTATCTAAATAATTATTAGAACGTTCGCTTTCTAATATTTTACGTTGTTCATCTAAATTAAAATTCTCCCAACTAAAACTATTATCAACAATTTCTTTATACATTTCAAGTATTTCATTATGACTAATTAGTCCTGGATTTGTTAAATTAACTGTTCCAGTAATTTTTTTAGCACACATGTCAACCATTACTGGTAACAGTTCCGGAAGTACTGTCATTGAATTATGAATTGAACAAATTTTTTTGTATCTTGTTATTTTTGTAATAAAATTACGCGGATGTACTTCTTCTGTTATCGGCATTCTTATACGTATATTTAATACATTATTGAACTGTTTCATCAATGTATCCGTATACCCTTTCACTATAGAATATGAAGAACCAAAAAAGTTAGGAACATCACTTTCATTAAACCCATTCAACTCTTCACCCAATGGATGATTATCATCATATGAAAATATACATCCTGTACCCAAATATGTATAATGTATATTGTACTTATTTGCAATTAACGCTATCATCATTGGAGAAAATAGATTATCTCTCACATTTTCTCGAACTTTACCTTTCTGTTCTAAATAATCTATTGTAGTATACTCTACATCCCCTATTTTACCATGCGTCCTTCCAATTGTAGAAATTATGTTTGTTGGTTTTACTTTTGCAATTTCTTCTTCAAGACTTACAAAATCTTCGGCTCTTGCATCGCCTACTACGACTTCATAATTTCCTTTAATTAATAAATTATAAACTTGTTCACCAATCCACCCTTTTCTACCATATAATAATACTTTCATTATTTAAATATGATATTATAATAAATATTATATTTAATTCATATTTTTTATTATATGTTTATTTAATTTCTTATTAAATCATTTATACCTTCCTCAAAATTTTGAACTATTTCCCATCCAAGTTTTTTTATTTTTTCATTACTTATGTAATATCTCTTGTCATTAAATGGACGATCCTCTATATATTCTATATATTCACTATACTCTTCTGTTTTTTTTATTTTTTTAATTAAAATTTTTGCTACTTCTAATACTGAGTACTCTTCGTTATCATCTGACCCTATATTATATATTTCTCCTATTTCTCCTTTTTCTAGAATTAATGAAAATGCTCTAGCAACATCCATTACATGAATAAATGCTCTTATATTTGAACCATCTCCTTGAATTGTTACTTTCTTATCTTCTTTTAATTGTTTAATAAAACGAGGTATTATTTTTTCTGGATACTGATTTTCACCATACACATTGTTGCCTCTTGTTATTATAATTGGTAAATTAAATGAATGATAGTAAGACTGTGCTATTAACTCTGCACCAGCCTTCGTGGCAGCATATGGATTCGTCGGACATAATATACTTTCTTCATTTTTTTTATTTTCATTTTCTGATATCATTGATTCGCCATATACTTCATCGGTTGATACGTGTATAAATCTTTTAATTTTACCATATTTCCTACATACTTCTAATAAATTATGTGTACCTACAATATTATCCTTTGTATACTGAAGCGAATCATCAAATGAATTTTGTACATGACTTTGTGCTGCAAAATGTATAATATATTCTATATTGTAATCATTAATTATGTGATATACCAGATCATACGAACATAAATTTCCTTTAACTAATTTATATCTATCTGATTCTCTTATTTCTTTTTTAACATTGGTTTCAGAAGCACAATAATACATTGCATCTAAGTTAATTATTTTATATTCATCACTATAGTTATAAAAAAAATTAATAAAGTTTGATCCAATAAAACCGCATCCACCCGTAATAAGAATATTTTTCATTAATAATATATTATTATTTATATATTATTATTTTTATATTTATACTTATACTTATATATTAGTATTTACATATTGTTTTTTACATATAATTATGATTAATTATATTTAAGTATAAAATATAAGTATTTATTACATTATTCCGTAGTCATAAATTTATATGTGATACCAAATGATATATCGTCCTCCCATAATCCGGATATTTTAAGTATAATATCTATATTCTTTTTTTTATCTATTGAATCAGAAAATAGTTTTAATGTACCTGTATCAACTTGTGATGCTAAGTTATATGATGGCGTTTTATCGGATGAATATTTATCTAAAATTGCTTTTTCAATATTTTTAATAATATTTATTGTTTCAATATTTTTCTCAATGTTATAATAAATAAAATTTTTATTAAACTGTTTATCAACATTATCAATGTTAATTTTTACTAGAACATTAATTCCATTAAACACAATATCGGGTGTAGAATAAATTATTCTTATGAACCTACTTTCATTAATAATTGTATTTTGGATAGGATCGTTAAAATATATATAACTTTTATTAAAATTCTCAGGATGTATATTTATAAGTTTCATTTTACTAATTGTGTAACTTTCGTTACTATTAATAAAAACATATATTTAAGTAATTCGCATCTATTATTTTAATATACATATTAACCGAAATACAATTTAAATCTAATACGTATTTTAAAAATAATACTAATAATTATATTCATAACATTAAAATAAAAATGAAATTTTTAGATACACATTTTGATGATTATATTGCATCTAATAAAAAATGTTCTTTGCATCCAAAAATAAATAAAATATATGATTCGTTTCCTTCAAAAATTGATAACTTAAAAAATATTATTTTTTATGGTCCCAAAGGTGTGGGAAAATATACACAAGCGTTAACATGTATTAAAAAATATAGTGCTAGTGAATTGAAATATGAAAAGCGCCTTACTATAAATTCTAATAAAGAAAATTTTATAATAAAAATGAGCGATATACACTTTGAAGTAGATATGTCTTTATTGGGTTGTAATTCTAAAGTGTTATGGAATGATATATATAGTCAGATTAATGATGTTGTGTCAACTAGGTTTGATACAACTGGTATTATATTATGTAAATATTTTCATAAAATACACAGTGAATTACTAGATATTTTTTATAGTTATATGCAATCGCAATCTTTTAATAAAATAAAACTTATATTTTTTATAATTACTGAACATGTTAGTTTTATACCTGATAATATTTTAAATAACTCTCAAATAATTAGTATCCCTCGTCCTACTGTTGCAAATTATAATAAATGTCTATTCCCAAAAAATTCAAATCAGCAATATTCTATTAGCAACACAAATATACATGGTTTTTATAATCTTACAGCAGCACAATCAAAATTAAAAACTTTATGTAAAATATCTGATATAAATAAAATATCAAACATAAAAAATATAACAGCAGATATATCATGTTTAACGAACCCTCACGAATGTGTTTGTGATGTTATTATAGGACATATAAAGAATCCTAATACTATTGCATTTTTATCATTTCGTGACGTACTATATGAAATTCTTATATATGAATTGGACATAAATGAGTGTATCTGGTATATTTTGACAACTCTTATTAATGAAAACTTATTACAAAGTGATTCTATATCAGATATATTATTAAAAACATATATTTTTTTCCAATATTATAATAATAACTATAGACCCATTTACCATTTAGAAAATTACATGTATAATCTAATAACAACAATTCATGGATTCAAAAAAGGCTCGTAATATATTGAACTTAAAATATAATTATACATTAGATGAATTAAAAAAGAATTATAGATTACTGGCGCTAAAACATCATCCTGATAAGAATGGAAACAGTGAAGAATCATGTGAAATTTTTAAAGACATAAATTCAGCATATTTATATTTATTGAATTTCGACATTTCTCACGAGTCTCACGAATCATGCGATTTTAAAGAAGACGAAAATAATTGTCATTCGAATAGTTACTCCTCTATTTTTAGAATATTTATCCAGTCTTTATTAAAAAAAATGACCATTGTATCACAAGAAAACAATACTCTAACAATAAATACACTTATAAAAATAATTGTCGAAGACTGTCATGAACTTTCGTTAAAAATGTTTGAAGATCTTGACAAAGACGTAGCGTATAATGTTTACGAAATTATAACAACATATCATAAAATTTTTCATATTAGTGAAGAGAAAATGGCACTTTTTGAAAAAATAATGCGGGATAAAATGGCTCTTGACAATTTGGTAGTTATATCAGTACCTTTTGATGACTTATTTGGAGAAAATAATATCTATGTACTAGAGCACGATAATAAAAAATATTATATTCCTCTTTGGCATACAGAGTTATATTATAATATTGGCGAAAAAGACAATAAATCAATTGACTTAATCGTGCGATGTATACCTACAACACCATCACATATATATATTGATGCAAATAATGATATTTATGTAGATATAAGAATGAAAATTTCTGATTTATTAGAGAAAAAGTGTATTGAATTTGATATAGGTGGTAAAATATTTATAATAGATGCCACAGTACTATATATAAAAAATAATCAAAGTTATGTATTATCAGGATGTGGAATACCTATAATAAATTCAAAAAATATATATGATACATCAGAAAAATCATCAATAATAGTTAATATAGAGTTGTTTTAATATTTTACAATATACGCATAGTATTATATTGTAAAATATAAAATAAATGGTTGTGTTACTATTTATTATTATTTAATACATGTGAATATGTATTTCAAAATATATTTTTAATATAATAAATATCAATAAATATTTGTAATTATTATTAAAAAAGTAATAATATATTAAATACTCTTTTGTAAAGTCAAAAAATATAATAAACCATTTTGAATTTAAAGTCAACATATATAATAAAACACCGATTATTCGATATATTAAAAAATATGAAAATACGTTATCTAAGTTAAACATAAAATACGCAACTATGTAAGAAAGTGTATCGAGACATTTATCAACCGAATTATAGTATACTAAGGTACCATTTTTAGGGTTGTATTTTCTAAATTTTACATTTAACTTGTTTCTGCATTTACCTTCATTTGTAAACGGTTTGAAGTGTCCATATCTGTCTACATATAATAAATGTAAAACATCACAATAATCTAAAAAAAGTAGTATTGCAGGAAGAATTAACAAAAAGTATTTATTAACAAATTTATTACCACTTTTTAGAGTTAATTGTAAACCAATAAAACTTACAATTGTAACTATTATTCTAACTATCAATCCTTTATTTATTAATTCTACACATGAGTACATTTATAATATATATAGTTTTTTATATAATTAATAATTTTATAATTAATAATTATAGTTCTTATTTTTAATATATTCAATGAATTTATGCAATTCTCCCGAATCTCACGAACGTCCTTTTTTTGTGTACCTAACATTTATAAAAAAAAAGAATAGACATAAAGCCACCATACTTTGAAAAGTATCACAGAATCGATTTGTATAAAATATAAATGATTGTCAAAAAATAATGGTACAAGTTTATTAAAAATATAAATATATAATTTTGTACCATAAATTGAATAAAGTACGTAAACCTCATTTTAACACCATTATGATGGCGTTTCTGTATGTTACACAATTAATATATAAAGCATATAGGTAACCTCGCCAATATTGGGAGGGCGGATGCTGAATGAATGAAATGCATCGTTTTTTTCAAAAGTTTTTCATGAAAATCAAAAATGGACATTTTTAAAATGTCCATTTTTCAAAAAAGGGGTTAGAGATTTGAAAAAATCATTGATTTCATCACTCAGACCATAATGGTCACAATCACTTTTTTAAGTTAAAAAAATTGTTACGATATTATTTTTTGACTTTTTGGACATGTGTCGGCGTCCGCCCGGGGTTACTAATGGCTACTAACAAAAAAAACGCCAAAAAACGCCGGATTTTGTATATAGATAATTATCGTTACCTATTATCGTCACGTATTACTCCGATTGATCATAAATTCATAAGACCATAATTGAAAATTACTAATACCTACTAATAAAAAACGCCAAAAAACGCCGAATTATTTTTTGCATCATATATGATAACATTCATGTATACCACGAATGTATATGAAAGCATAAGATCTCCATAAACAATGGTCAAAAATGGAGTAAATACAGAGGAAATGGTATAATATATGAAACATATTATCATGTCGGTTATTTAAATAATTGTACATTTTTAACACGATAAATATTATAAAAAGTACCTATTAAGAATGGAATGTAATGAATGCATCGTTTTTTTCAAAAGTTTTTCATGATTTTCAAAAATGGACATTTTAAAAATGTCCATTTTTCAAAAAAGGGGTTAGAGACTTGAAAAAATCATTGATTTCGTCACTCAGAGCATAATGCTCATAATTCATTATTTTTGTTTAAAAAGTCCTTACGATATTTTTTTATATATTTTTTAAAAATGGTTTAGACATTTTTATAATGTCTATATATACTAATGGCTACTAACAAAAAAAACGCCAAAAAAACGCCGATTTTTTTTTGTGAAAAATGTGACTTTAAATGCTGTAAGGAATCTGACTACTCTAGACACCTCGAGACCAACAAGCATAAGTTACTAACAAATGCTAACAAAAAAACGCCAAAAAACGCCGACAATACTAAGCATCAATTTGTCTGCATTTGTGGTAATATTTATAAGTTTGCATCAAGTTTTTGTTACCATAAGAAAAAATGTAATCAATATAAGATGTCGGAAAGTCTAGCATCAAATAATGTTTCAGAATTAGATACTACACATGTAATAACAAGTGATAATTTTGATTTAACAAAAGATATGTTTATAAAACTTATGAATGATAACCAAGAAATGATGAAGATCATAAAAGATCAACAACAACAGTTAAATACAATTATACCTAAGATTGGTGGTATTACAAATAATACTACTAACAATCACTTTAATTTAAATTTATTTTTGAATGAAAAGTGTAAAGATGCATTGAATATATCTGAGTTTATAGATTCACTGAAGATAACGCTTGATGATTTAGCATTTTCAAAAGACAATGGGTTAGTTCGCGGTATTGCAGATGTTATGATTCGTGGATTAAAAGATCTAGATGTTCATAAACGCCCTATTCATTGTACTGATTCTAAACGTGATACAATGTATATTAAAGATAAAGAGAAATGGGAGAAAGATGAGAATCATATGAAAATGAAAGAAACAATTGAAAAAATAGCAGATAAAGAAAGAACCGCTCTTCAAATATGGGCTGAAAATAATCCTGACTGGATGGAGACAGAAAAGAAGCAAATTGAATATTTAACAATGATGCGTTCTATATGTGAACCTATAGAAAATGATGAAAAAAATGAAAAGAAAATAATTAAATCACTTGGTAAAAATATACTTCTTGATAAAAATGATATAATTTCATGTTAATTTATAATATTAATATTTGTAATAATTTAATATTATAGTAAAAATAAATTAATATTATAATATATATTAACTCGATCACGATAGTTATATCAATGTCATATTCAAATATAAAAAAAAGAAATAAAAAAAAATATATAACAAGAAAATACATAATTAGTAAAAAAAATAAAACTAAAAAAATCAAATATATAACACGTACTAGTTTAAAAGAAATACCAAAAGCATGCAGAAAATTAGTTGGTGGAACTATGATAGGTCAAGGTAATTATGGTTGTGTTTATCGACCCGATATAAAAAATAAAGATAATAATGTTGTTTCGAAGATTGTTCTTAAAAATAACGTATTTAATGAGTATAGACATGAGTATAAAATTCTTAAAAAGATGGGGAACATTGATCCTCAAGGAAAATTTCATAATTTATTGAAAGATGCATTTGATTTTAAAGATCTAGTATCACTTCCTGACATAGAAAAATGTTCATTAACAAAGCCTCAATATGATGTCAAGGATTTTTTTGTATTTAATCTTGTTTTTTCAGGAGAAAATAATTTAACATATTATATGAAAAATGCATTTATGAAAAAACACAAAAATGAAGATTTGTTACCATCAGAATCTTTTCCTGCTGTATTATTTACATTACTTACTAATATTATTGTAGGAATACATAAAATGATAGAAGCAAATGTAGTACATAAAACATTAGACACTGATTCTATTTTTCTAACAAGCCCCATAAAGTTAACAAATACATATTGCGAAAAGATTATTGATTTTGGAGAAGGGGAATTGCGAAAGTACAAAGACTTTAGTGATAAAAATCAAGATTATATATCTTTATTTAAAAGTTTAATTAACATGTTGAATAATATATCTAAACTTCCACATAATAAAACCTATAGCAAAACAATTGCTGAGTTGCATACAGGTTTTACTGAGTTATTAAATATGGTAAGTGTAGCAGATGTAAATTATATAGAAGTAACAACAAAGTATATAGAACTTTTGGAGAGAATATTCGGTGAAAAATATTCAAAATATGCAAGAGATCATTATTTATAAAGTAAAAAAATATTTGTACCTGTAAATAATATGTTAGTAAAACATATCATATATTATTTATACACATACACAACTTACTTGTATTAAAGATTGTATTTATTGTAATTAACTATTGTTTGTAAGTAATGTCTCAATTACTTAATATATTATTTAAGGCTTTTTGACAACTTTCTTCACAACTTTCTTTGTTCCTGATGCATCGCTGCTTGAATCTTGAGCAGGTGTTGGTGCAGGCGCAGGAGCAGGTGCAGGAGCGGCTACTGGAGTAGATTCTTCGTGATCATGCTCTTCGTCAGAATCTTCAGCAAGTTCTTGAGTTGGTACATCTTCGTCGCTTACAGTGTCAAGTTCTTGAGTTGCGACCAGTTTCTTGTCTTCACTTGAAAGTTGAATGTGGCACTTTCCGCGGAGTGTAGTCTTCGGCTTGACAACTCCCTGAAACAACTTCCAGGTAACACCGAACTTGCCTCCAGCGAACCAGATACCTCCGCACTGCAACACCAGAGCAACGTGTGAGCCTTTTGCGATCAAACTGAGAGGAGTGAGATCTTCATTTGCAGGGTCAGGGAAGATTTTGCGAGACTGAGGATCAAACAACTCAACATTCCATACACCTTTCCAGATAGGAAGTTTGACATTCAAGGTGGGGTTCTTGTTCTGATCGGGTTCGCCGTTCTCACCCTTTGCAAACTTGAGAATAGGAGTCCAGGTGATGTCGATGTGCGAAGATGTCATGGTAGTCTTTCCAAACCACTCCTTCTGATTGGTGAGTGCATCTGCCTTGATTTTTTCTTCAAATTTGGTGATATTTTCACGGAACTTGCTGATACTAGCATTGTTGTATTCCTCGCCGGGAAATTGGAGAGCCATGCTGTACGTTTTTTCGCCGGATTTCTTGTCTTCGTACTCACTGACACCCCAAGTCATCATGAGGGGAGTCGAAATGAGCGTTGAACCATTTGTAGATGAGTTGAGGATTCCGACACTCTTGCCTCCGGATGAATTCACCTTGGGCTTGGCATATTTGATATCTTTTGCGGGATTGAATGTCTCGCCGGAAAGGATTTCCTTGGGGACGGGAGCAGACGACTTAGACTTTGCGGATGCGGTTTGTGCTGACATTGTATTCGGTTGGCTTTGCGTTTGGTTTGCGATTTGAATCATACTACATATTATTAATGCTCATAGTCAAATCAATTTTCTGTTCATCAAAATTCTGTGATAAAAAATAGGAAAATAAAAAATAGGATACTTATGAAGTAATTATAAAGTTAAGAAATATTTATAATTTCTTTTATATAAAATTAACAAACTACTATTTTATTTGAATGAATAGGTATACACATTAATATATAAATTTTATTTTATGAAACTGAAAATGCGTTGTATAAAAAAATATAAGTGGTATAATCTATAACTAATGTTGTTTTATAAGATATTAAAAAAATATTGATATATAGTAATAATAAGTACTTGTGTACAGGATGTCGTCACCTAATGTAGTTCAAATGAATATTGGTAATGTTATGGATGTTAACGAAAGTGTTACAACAAACATTATAGCAATAGTAAATGCAAATTTACATGAAAATATGATAATTCACAATGACACGAATATTGGTAACAATATTATTAATGTTATGACAAATTATGTGAATTCAAATGAGAATAATAGTGTAAATATTGTAAATATAACACAACGTGTTTCAAAAAGTAAGAGAAGATTACCTCCGTCAATAAACGTGGATGATGATGAAGATGATAAGGATGCCAAAGATGGTGGGTGTGAGAGTAGTGGTGTAAATGGAGAAGATAAGAAAAGTGACATGCGGGAGAAACGGGAGATTATGTTAAAATCAAAATTAAAACTAAGAAATAGATCAGGTACCAAAAATGATGTAATTATAATAGATGATGAAGATAGTAGTATATGTAAAAAAAAGAAAAAAGTAAAGAAGCCGGAGAAGTTAACAATAAATAATTATGAAACGATGTTGACGTCGAGATATAAAATGGAAGAGTTAAAAAAAGTTTGCATGCAATATAAAGTATCAAGGATGGGTAATAAAGATGATATAATTAGGAGATTGTATGAGTATTGTAAGAATTCGATTGAACCGTTGAAGATTCAGAAAGTATTTAGGGGTTTTTTAGTAAGGAAACTATATAAACTAAAAGGACCTGCTTTAAAGTCTCGTAAGATGTGTACGAATGATGAAGATTTTTTTACGATGGAAGAGATGGAAGAGATACCTGTATCACAATTTTTTAGTTATAAAGATGATGATAATTTTGTATATGGATTCAACTTGTTATCATTTTATAATTTATTGGTAAAGGAGGGTGATAAGCCAAAAAATCCGTATAATAGGAATGAAATTAATAATAAAGTGAAAGAGAGTGCACGAAATGTAATAAGAATATCTAGAATGTTAAAGATGCCTCTTGAAATTCATATAAAGCAGGAAGTGATAGATCCGAGAAAGCGATTAGAAATGAAAATATTAGAATTGTTTCAATTAATGAATTCTTATGGTAATTATGCAAATTCAGAGTGGTTAACAGCGTTATCTAGGGCAGAGCATGTAAGGTTTGCGAGAGAGTTGGCGGATATATGGAACTATAGAGCACAGTTAACAAATATTAAAAAGATGGAAATATGTCCTCCGCATGGTACGCCATTTTTAGGCACACCGTATTTTACGAACACATATATAAATCCGAATAACATACCTGATGAAACGCTTTTAAAGATGAATGTACAGATAATAGAAAATCTTATAAAATCGGCTGTAGATGTAGATAATAAAACACTTGGATCATTTTATGTTTTATCTGCATTGACGTTAGTAAGCCAACCTGCGAGGGATGCGATGCCGTGGTTATATGAAGCGGCATTACATGTACAACAGTAAAGTTAAGAATTTGTATAGTATATAATATAGTTTATATACAAGTGGTGAATAGTTTATTTTTTCCTTAAGATAAAAAATGAAAAAATAAACGCGAGAAGATGAATATGTATAAACTAGACGATAATAGGGATTAAGTTTATACAAGTTTTTAAGAATATAATATATAATGTCTAAAAATACTTAAAAAGACCTCACATAATAATGTATACAACGACCACAATGGCAAAGAAAGCTCCTTCCTCCTCCGCTCCTGTTGCAGCCCCTGTTGCTGCCCCTGTTCCTGCATCTTCTTCAAAAGATTCTAAACCTAAGACCCCCAAGACTCCTAAGGCTGATGCTGCTCCCGTAGTTGCCGCTCATCCTGTTGCTACTTCCGCCGATGCCCATGTTGAGGGCGGCGCAATTGAGACATCTTCTCTCTCATCTTTGTTTGGTGAGTTTGGCACTAAACTTCAGACTTTGAGTTCTGGTCTCTCGTCCTTGCGTAGTGACTTTCGTACCCTTGAGCGCAATGTTGCCCGTGAGTTGCGTGCGGCTCAGAAGGTTTCTAAGCGTAAGCGTAAGTCTGGTAATCGTGCTCCTTCCGGGTTTGTAAAGCCTACTCTGATTTCAAAGGAGTTGGCTGATTTTCTTGGAAAGCCCGTCGGTACTGAGTGGGCTCGTACCGAGGTGACTCGTGAGATCAATGCTTACATCAGGCAACACAGTCTGCAAGACAAGGAGAATGGTCGCAAGATCAATCCTGATGCTAAGTTGCGTTCTCTTCTTCAACTTAAGAAGGGTGACGAACTTACTTACTTCAACTTGCAGAAGTACATGTCTCCTCACTTTGCCAAGGCTACTCCCGCTGTTGCTGCCTCTTCTTAAGCATCTTAAAGTGTACTTGTGTTGCAATAAAAGAAAAGAAAAGAAAAGAGAAAATAAAAGAAAAGAGAAAATAAAAGAAAAGAGAAAATAAAATAAAATAAAAACTAAATAAAAAATGACATATACTTACATATGTCATTTTTGTCAAATATGATAATACAGTAATTATTTTTTAAGGAATATGAAATTTTCCTTTTCCATGACTTGTATTAATAATTCTCGATTGATGGGACCATTCATAATTTTTATTTGATCATAAATATCTAAGTTTTCGTAAGATGAGATATCGAATAAACTTAAAATCTCGCGAATGTCTTTGATAAATGATTCTAAGTGAGAATTTTCATGTACTATCCAATCATAGAAGTCTATTACATTTGGACTTATTTCATTTATTTGCAACTCTTTATATTTCTTGAACAGTTTGTATGCATTGTATATAGTAAGATGTCCTGAACTATTGGTATCTGATACAAGTTTATTTTTATTTTGCGGGATAGATTTATCGTGGTGAAAGTAATCGCATCCAAATATAATACACATTTGCATAAATTCATCATGAGATGCATTAAGAGTTTTTAATATGTCTTGAAAATCATACATAATAACGGTAGATGATGTCAAACTTAGATATCGAAGAACGCGATTGCATCCATATACAAACATATCAGTATCTTCACTTAAACAAGCGTATACAATATTTTTAGAAACAAGTTTTGCACATAAAATGTCTGCTTCACCTGGTGCTTCAAAGTAAGTCATACCATATGCTTGTAATAATGTTTTTGCATTTTGTATGTGATCGTATTTAAGTATAACAAATTTTTTCTTGAGTTGTTCCATAGCAGTGCGTATATCATCAGCAGTCGTAGGAATTTGAATTATAGTATCTTCATCTAATTCTACTGTTGTATCATGAAGGAATGGATTGGGAACATCTTCAGTGTTTGTAGATATAGATTCAACTTCACTAAGAATCTGTTTAAGACGATAATATTCTTCACGTGCATTTTTTTTGGTTTGTTTTCTTGTTGCTATAGTATCATTTTTTTCCATTGGTGGTTTACCATCAAATATAAATATGGGTGTTATCTTATTTTCGCGGAAAATAGAGATCATTAAATATAAATTTTCTAAAAGAGCATCTTCACCGAGATACTTATACATATAAATACTGATATCAACGACTATTTTTTTTCCAGAAAGTGAAGAAAGTGAAATAGATGATATTGAATTTTTGCACTTAGATTGAAGGAACTTGTTCAACATGCGGATACCCATTTTGTTTGTTGTATATGATAGGGCTTACCTTTGTGATTGAGACCAGAGAAGTTGTTTATTTTGTACAATATAACTTATAGTATATATATAACATGAATCAATTTTCTACATTAGGAAATTGATTTATAAAATATATTAATTATAAATAGAGACACACCACATCAGACATCACAATGCCAATTACAAGACAACAAGCAAAAAAACTCGAAGAGAAACAAAAACAAGAATGCACAAGAGAGGATATAATTCAATCTTCTGATAAACAAAGTTATGGAATGTCAGTTCATTTTAATCCTATTATAGACTTTATAGATGCATCAAAAGAGTGGCGAAAAAATAAAATAAAAGGCGATAACTGTACATTTGAATATGTTTTAATATAAATTATTATAAAGTTCCTCCTATAACAGTCATTCTCATTGTTGAAAGTAGCGAATTATTATGCTGTTTTTGTGTTTCAAGTTTATTTTCTACAGCAACAACTAGTTTCAATATATTATTTGTTTTATAGTTATTATAAATAAAATTGATAAAATTATCAATATTTTTTTCGGTTTTTTTAAAATGAAATAAATTTGTATTGTTATCAATACACCAAAGTATAAAACTATTAAAGTTGTTAAGTAAAATTGACACAATAATATAGTATGCAAATACATTTGTTTCTTCTTTGTATAATTTTTTAACTGTTATATAGTTTACATCAGTGCAGTTTGAAATAATATTATAGTCAAGACCCATATAGTTTAATACTTTAACACATTGAAATAGTGAAAATATTGATTCATGCTGAAGATAGTCATAAAAACAATTTAAGAATTTGTCATATTTGTTATGTGATACTTTGGCGGATGTATTATGTGTTGTATGCACCTGATGTAATTTTTCAATAAAATTTTTTCTAGTTGTTCTTGATGAGAATTTCTTATATGCATTTATTTCAAAATAAGATTCAAAAATAATATTCACAATTCGAGCCCATACTTCACAATATGATTCATAAATTTTTACATCCTTTTGAATAGTAAATATTTTTTGTAATCTTATATTTGCATTTGTAATATTTAGTGTAGAAAAATCAAGACCATAATTGTGCATAGTTTCATGTACAAATACTTTAAACCATTCTTCTTTTCTATATACAACTATTCTTCCACTTGTTTGGCAAACATCGGAAACGCCACCATTTACATGAATAGGTTTTAAAATATTATTATGGTTATATTCATCAACGTAATTTTCATAGTCTTTATACTCCTCGGTATCTTCTATATTATGTTTTTCTTCATTTTCTGAAAGATCAACATTTGGTAAAATTCTTTTAAATGGTGTTAAATATATGAAACATTCAAGTTTAGTACCACATTTAACGTCAGAATATTTTGCTAAAAGTTTTAACCACAAGTATATTTTTAATGCACAGTTTTTAAAATAGGATGCACCTTTTTTTCGAATATTATTAAGTTCATATGTGCTATTTTCAAAAATAATAAAGTTAATTTTTACATTTCTACCATTACCTATATCGCAATTATATTCAATAATATATTTTGATTTATCTTGTATATATTTGATAATATTTGATGGAATATACAAACTTGAAAATAATGCTTTCTGTAATACTTTATTATTATGGTCTTCTATTTTTATAAGTTTATGTTTAAAACATGATTGTATAACATGTTTATTACTTTTAAAGTTATTAAATTCTTCATCAATAAAATCATAAATAGAAAACAAGTGTGAGTTTATTTCAGACTGTCGTGCATTTTTTGAGTTATGCGACAATTCTTGTTTATTTATTTTTCGAATTTTATTATAATATTTATCATTATACTGCATGAGTTGTAATAAACTATAATCTTTTTTTTTTAATTTATGAGGTGTAGAGTCTGTTTCTAGTTGTGATGTTTGTATAGGATCCATTGTATATTGTATTATATGATAACTATAATATAATATGTCATTATATTTTTATATGTGATTATATTTTTAGATGTTTGTTTCAAAAACATTTACTCCACCTTTTTTTGTTCGCAACTTTGAACGAACGCGCATTAAATGAATAGAAACAGTGGGTTCTTTCATATGTCGATAGTTTATTAATTTTGCATTATTTGTCATTAAAAGTATTTTTGCAAGATTGTCATTCTGACTAAATTTAGCCATTGTTCCATCTTCAAGAACGCGAGCATGTCTTCCATTGAAGAAGTCTGAATCTATAACAACTTCTTCAGGCCTCAATGTAACCATTTTACCATCAATTTTTGTTTTTGGTATTTTTTTACCGGCAACTGTTGCAAGATTAACATCATGTGCAATACGCGATAGTATAGATGTTTCATCATAGTATTTGCTCTTTTTATGTGCGTCCATTGTAAATAGTAAGTAAAATTCTGGAAAACGTTTTAAGAATTTATTTGCTTGATAGTAATGTTCAACAGAAAGCCACCTATGTCCATCTAGTGTAAATGGTTCACACCACTCATTGGATATCTTTCTTCTCCAGTTTTTATCACCTTTATTACCTCCTGATGAAAGTGGAAAAAGTCCGATTGCATCTTTCGTTGATAATGAATCACCTTGTGCTTTACCAGGAAGTTGGTCAGCAGCATTTTCATAATGCGATAATTGTACAGCATCACTATAATGAGGATTGGACGATAAAGTTTGATCAGCAATACTTGCATCTAATTCTTTAGAAGAAAGCGCACTTTCAATACCTAAGTCTTTCATGAATAAAACAAATTGTGGTATATGACTATAGTTACCATTTAAACTTTTACCCTGCAGACATCGAGTAGCGATTTGCAATTTAACGCAATATGGTATTTCTGCAAATGTGAACATTGCTACATTTCTATATGTAACCAATTCATAATGCATACCGGTATGAGAAAACATAATATAAAAATCAGGATTAAATTGATAGTCTTCTTTACTGGATGATTTTGCCATTTCTCCCGTTTCTCCTGGTTGGACAACTAGCGCATCGCCTTGTGCATCACCTTGTGCATGCATTTTATCTCGTGTGCGTACAATTGCATCTTTAGTATCTTTATCAGATTGTAATCCGCAATTAATAACATTTATTTCGGTAAATGGTTTCTTATTATTTCCGATATAGTCGCGTTGTGATAGAATTATAAATTTAAAATTAAGTAAAAATTCGAGTGCAGATATACCCCATTCGTCTACCCAATAATCACTCGTTAATATTACATCTCGCATATCACTTAATGATTTAACACCTTTCATAAAGCGCACTAGTTCTAGATTTTCTTTTGCATCACGTACTTGTAACTTTATTTCTTCACATTCAGACAAAAGTGTAGTAGATAATGCTTTTATTTCTCTTTTTTCTAAAATTGATTTTGCGCCAGCAAGACGCTGTTTCAACTCATCATTTTGTGTCATATTTTGTTGATATTTTGAATTTAAATCAGAAATTTCTTTAGATATTTGGTCATATATATCACGATATACCCTATATTCATTTTCAGTAACTGCAGCGGAAAGCATACGACGCAATTTAATTACACTTATATCTGTATCAGAGTCTATTGATCTAACTGCTTGACATATAGCGTACAAGAAACAGTCACCACCTCCAGGGTTACGAACAGTCTGAAAATAATTATTTTCATAATATGATTGTATCCATGGTTCATCTTTGTTACGTTTATATCTACGTTTATCGGCTTCAAATTGTTCAACAGTTTGAACAGGAATACGAGCAATATCACTTTTTAACGGAACATCAGCGGGTACTTGATCGGTTAGTGATGCACGAATGGCTGCTTTCATAAATTCGTCATCAGAATCAGTGTCTTCATTTTCTGAACCAACTGCTGCAGATGCTGCAGATGCTGCAGATGCTAATGATTTTGATACTACAGCGATAGCCGATGCAGGTTTAGATGAAGTTTTTTCTTTTTCTATTGGCTTGAGTTTAGGTTTAGGTTTATCTTCTAAGTTTTTAGGAATATAAACTGCTTTTTGAATTAACGATTTTGTAACAAATGAATAAATAAGAGGAGGAGGTGCTTTTTCGGGATTTATTTCATCTTCGTCGTCAAGTAATGAAGGAATAGTATCTTGCATCATTTCATATACACCAATTTGAGATATTACTTTATCATTCTTAATAAGATATATTGGAATATATACTATATTTTTAGATATAAATGTGTTATTTACTTGTCCAATACTAATGATAGTATTAATACCTAAAACGGATGCTTCATATAAAGGTGCTTTATAATTATGTTCTTCAGTATCTAACGGATCTAATGATTTTAATTCTGGATAATTAATACTTGAATCAAGTCTTGATCGTACCATTATAATAAATATAGATATATAATTTTATATTTTAAAATAATTATAGGTTATATTTTAAAATATATTATTGTATAAGTTAATAAATACAAATTGAGTTGATAATTATATAAAATTATTTTCGAATGATTGCTGGATACATAAGAGGAGGTATAGGAAATCAGTTATTTCAAATATTTGCAACAATTGCATGTGCATATGATAATAATTGTAAATTTATTTTTCCCGATAAAAATAGTCCTAAAGAAAAACGTATTACATATTGGGATACATTTTTAAAAGAATTAAGTATAAACGGTAATCTATGTGATATATATTCAGATAATTTTACATGTTCAATATTGAATGAAATAGCGTATAATTATAATAAAATTGTTATACCAGATGTATTATTAAAAAATAAAATATGTATTTTGTTGTATGGGTATTATCAAAGTTATAAATATTTTGATAGACACTATTCTAAGATTATTAGATATATTAAACTAAATGAAAGGATAAATGATGTAAAAAATCAATTTTATACATACTATGAAAAAAAATATGAAAATAAATGTATAATATCAATGCATTTTAGGTTAGGAGACTATAAAACATTACAAGATTGTTATCATATTGCTAGCAAAGAATATTACGCGAATAGTATACAGTTTATTATAAATAAAATAAAAAAACGCGAAAAATCTGCTCATAAAAAAAATAAAAAACACAAAAATAAAAAACATCAAAACAATATAATCGAATTAGAAAAAGATAAATATGTTGTATTATATTTCTGCGAAGATGACGACTACTATGATGTTGAAAAAACAATAAATATATTAAAACAGGAATATCCGTTAATAATTTTTGAAAGAGTGGGCGAAAATACTGAAAAAATAGAAGATTGGCAACAAATGTTATTAATGAGTTGTTGCAAACATAATATTATAGCAAATAGTACATTTAGTTGGTGGGGTGCGTATTTAAATGAAAATCCTACAAAAATAGTGTGTTATCCGTACAAATGGTTTGGTAAAAATTTAGAAATAAATAATACTGTAGATTTATTTCCTGAAACATGGAATGAAATACGCGAGTAATAAAGTTAACGGTATGCAATTTTTCTAGTTCTATGTCTAGAAATTACAAATCCATAATTTCTTCTTCGCGATGGATGATAACTATAAACGCGTAAAGTATGTTTATGTTGTGTTGGTTTAGAATGACTTCCATAAGATGGGCTATTAGAATATCGCGAGTTATAATAATTTGTTTTATATCTATAAATCTTATTAGAGTTTGTTCTATAGTTATAAGATTGGTTAAAATTAGTTCTATAGTTAGAAGCCCGAATAGTATTTGTTTTATAGTTAGAAACCTGATTAGAATTTGGCACTGATGTATTAACATTGTTTATGAATTCGGGTGCAATGAATGAGTTATTAATATATAAATTTCTCATTAATGCATGTTTATCTACGTCTTTCATAACATTTTCATAGTTTGTTTGTCTCTGTTCTATATCACTATAATCTTCACGTTGAACTGCTTCTATGGGTACAATCATATACCATGGATGTATTTTTTGTAGTTGTATCCAATATTTATCTATTGCATATTTGACGTGTTTTTCTGGATTCTTCATTAAATTATATATGCCGTCTCTAATATTAGTTATTAAAGTATCATAATAAGACTGTTTTATAATGTATCCTGTTGTTGTTTGACAATGCGAAACCTGAATACAGGTATCATCTATTTTTACATAAGGGGGAACATTATTACCAGCAAGTAAAAGTACATTCCATACATCATCCGCATCTCCATGCAGTGTAAAAAAATTATTTAAATGATTTGTAAAACTATCTTTATTCAATATTAACAAGTCATCTTCACATATCATAACATATGGCCAATTATTTTTTTTTGCTATTTCGAGACATTTTAAATGACTCATACTACATCCTATTCTCCCATTTTTTAATTTAACTGCATTAAAACGAGTTGGTTGTATTCCTATACTCGTAAGTTGATCTTCAATATGCTGTTTACGATCGGTTCTACTTAATAAATTAATATATAAACAATATTTAATATCAGTAACGGATGATATTAACTTTTTACTCATATTTTAGTATATCTAGATACGTATATAATATATAATAATAATTATTTATATTATTTATGTTATTATAAATATTATTTATGTTATTATAAATAATATTTATGGAAATAAAATAAATGATGAAAAGTACTTATCATTTTTAATGTCTTCTATTTTTTGTAATATTTCTCTACATTTGTATACGGTGGAATAATTTTTTTCATCTGTTTCAAATAAAACAATATTATAAATTAATTCTTGTTTGAGCATTTTTTTCTTTTTTTCTTTTTTTAAAATATTATAATAATTTGCAATATGAGTAAGAGTTTTCATGTTATAAGTTTGGTACATTTCAATATAAATATCGAAATCAGTAATAGAAAAAGAGCAACATAGCGTTGAAGACTTTGGTGAAGATAATGATGAGGATGATGATGTAAAATGTGTTTTAGAGTCTTCTACTCCATCATGTATAATAGGTGTATTACATTTTATTTCATTTTTTTCAGTTATAATACAGTCTTGTGCAGTTAGCAATTCATCATAACTACTACCACATCTTTTTAATATTTTAGTGTTTGATGTATCATTATCATCTAACTTATCAGAATTGTCTGATTCGGTATCATATAATTCAGGATGATTTGTTTTATTATTATTTTTAATTTCAAGCCAAAGATTATTTATTCTATTCCACTCTTTTTTATTATTTTCTATCCTTTCATTAACTAAAATTTGAAACATAATAATAGTAAGACTGTTAAATAATTATACTATTATTATGTGTATATAAATATATTTAATTATTTTTTACAATATTGTATAAATGTTTATGTAACACTTACAATAATTAAAAAAATAGAAAAAATTAATTAGAATTTATTTCTTCATTAATGTCCATATGTTTAAAAATAGTCTTGTTTGTTATGCTTGGATACTCTTTCATTTTGGGTTTTAGTAAAGTTATAAACTCTACGTCTTTTACAATGGTTTCCCATAAGCCTTCATGATCTTTTGTGTTTAAATATTTTTTAGATTTTGTGATAAGAATAAATAAATTTTCAGTCAACTCTTCAACTTCATTTGTTTTATCAGTTTTACAAATATATAAATTGATTAATTTTTGCAACTGTCTTATAATATCAATAATATCACTTTTATCAATAACGTCATAGATCATTAAATTAATAATAAAAAGACTCATTGATCTACGTTTGTCATTTGTTTTTGTATATTCGCAAAATTTATCATAATTTTTTTTAGGATCTACAAACTCAATTGAGTTAAATAGACTCATAAACTCTTTGAAGTTTTCATCAAAAATATTTTTAAATATAGTATAATCATTCATAAGAGATTTGAATAACCTGGCATATAAAGCAGAATAAAAACTATTTGAACTTGCAATATTAAAAATAGAATATCCAATTTTCATCATATTTTCTTCAGATGTTTCATGTTGAATTAGTTGTATAATTTCATTTTTAATATCTTTTGTAAGCGATTCTTCATTTGAATCTGTTATCTTATTCAAAAAACCACGAATGTTATCCATATTCTTTTCAATACCTTCACTGATATGTTTTTGCGTAGTTTGAAAAGCGCGTATAGTTTCCCAGTCATCATCCGTAATTTCATTTGGTTTACTTTTTACACGTTTATAATTTGTATTTGCACCATTTACAGTTCCACCACTAATCTGTTTACTTTCTTTTTTAAGAAAAATAGGCGTTTTTATATAAGTAGGAGCGCCTACTTCTTCTGATAGTTTTGAAATTATATCTAAAGTTTCTTGTGACAAATTGCAGATAAATCCTGCATTTGTTATATCCTCGTAGTCAGCAATATTATATTGTTTAATTATGCGCGAAGATGAAGTAGCCATAAAATACTAATATATATTATTATCATTCGTTTATATCGATTTTATTATAAATATTTTAGTAACTATGTATGATAATTTATAATAAAAAACTATTTTTAAGATGAAAATGATTATATTAATAAATACTTAAATGTAACTGAATATATATAATATACAATGTCTGGAAAGAATCCTCCCTCGAACCGTAATAATAGATACAATAATAATGGTAACAATAATAATAGTAACAATAATAATAGATACAAAAATGATGATGGATCTAAAGGATCATCATTGACTACACCATATAGTAATAGTCATGATAGTAACATGAGATATGATAATAGGCGTAATAATAGAAATATTGTTCGTTCAAATGGAAGCAACTATACCCATGGTTATGGAAATGCGATGGGTCCTGGATTGAATATAGATAATAAGAATGAAGTAGTACATGTGAATAGTAATAGTGCAAACAGTGAAGAAAATACTAGTAACTTATCAAATTCTCAAAATAGGATTGTTGATAAAGATGAGCCAGAATACATTCCCAAAGAATTTGAAAAGTGGGAAGATTTAGAAGGTGTAATTAATGAAGATATTATGAGAGGAATTTATGCTTATGGTTTTGATAATCCAAGCATGATTCAACGCAAAGCGCTTCTTACTATGTTTGATAAAAGAGATATTATTGCACAAGCGCAGTCAGGAACTGGCAAAACAGGTGTATTTACAATTGGTGTTTTGCAAAATGTGAAACCAAATATAAATAAGACTCAGGCTATGATTTTGGCACCGACAAGAGAACTTGCAAAACAAATTTACGATGTAATTACTAGTATTGGTGCATTAAATAAGGAATTTCGTTATCATCTTCTTATTGGTGGTACATCTACTGATGAAGATGCTCATAGTTTAAAGACTATTATGCCACATATTATTGTTGGATGTCCTGGGCGTGTATATGATATGATGCGAAGAAACAATATAGTTTCAAAAGATATAAATCTTCTCGTATTAGATGAAGCAGATGAAATGTTATCAATAGGTTTTAAAGATCAAATATATAATATTTTTCAATATTTAAGTTCTGATGTGCAGGTAGGTTTATTTAGTGCTACTCTACCAAATGAGTTACAGTCGCTGACGGATAAATTCATGCGTAATCCTGTGCGAATTTTGGTAAAATCGGAACTACTTACTTTAGAGGGTATTAAACAGTATTATGTTGCACTTAATGACGACTCTCAGAAGTATGCAACTCTGAAAGATATTTTTAATATTATATCGATGTCGCAATGTATTATTTATTGTAATAGTATTAAACGTGTGATGGATTTGACAGATGCAATGATCAATGATGGCTTTCCTGTATGCTGTATTCATAGTAATATGGAGAAATCTAAGCGCGATGAAGCATATATGGATTTTAAAGCCGGGAAACATAGGGTTCTAATTTCTTCAAATGTAACATCTCGTGGTATTGATGTACAACAGGTACGAACAGTTTTGAATTTTGATTTACCAAAATGCATATTTAATTACTTGCATCGTATTGGGAGGTCTGGAAGATGGGGACGTAAGGGTACGGCTATTAATTTTGTTACAAGATGGGATGTTAAAACTATGAAAGAAATTGAGCGTCATTACCATACTATTATTGACGAGTTACCTTCAAATATTGTAATAGATTAATAAATGTATTAACTATTTAATTTATATAGTATTATAATTGTATAATAATCATTACAAAATTATAAAACTAAACTAAATAAAATAAAATATTCGTAATTTTATTTTATTATTAATATTTATTCATATATATTCTTATACATTCGCATAAAATGTTTGATATTAACGGATATTTAATACAATTAAGAGAAGAGCAAATAAAAAAACTTGAAACATTAAGTGGTAAAATAGAAAAATCTTCTGATAATAGTATTCCATCAAGTGGATCATGTCATGAAACTTTTTCGAACATGAACAATAATGCAGGTGCAAGTTATCCTGTATTTACAAATAGTGAAACATCATTTAAAATGCCTATTGAATATTTAGAAGATAAACAAGAATTAAATGCAAATATTTTAAACGATTTGGAATTAGTTGAATCAAAAGATCTGTCAGGTAATTCAATGTATGAACATATTTTTAAACCTGATTCTGTGTTTGCTAAAAGATTTTTAAATAAATGGAGTAAATATTATACAACAAATATAGAATTTTTAAAAGATTCGCAACTATTTTATAAATCTTATGTGAATAAGTATGGTGGAGACTTGAAAGCCGCTGTAAAAATTACAACTGAAGATAGTAATAAAAAAAATAATGAAATTACAATTAATCCACACGAAATCTATGAAAAAATAGATAAGTTATGGATTGATATTGCGGGTGATACTAATTTTAAACAAAGATTTAACTATATAGATGTACCAATACTTGATCGATTAAATAAATCACCTGGATTTTTGCAATTATTAAGTATTTACAATCTTACTTCGCCTGTAATTTCATTACTTTCTCCGATTATATTGCTTATCATACCCTTTTTTATTCTAAAATTTCAAAAAGTAGAAATAACTGTATCTGGTTATATTGCAACACTTCGAAAAATATTTGCAACACACCCTATAGGAAAAATGTTTTCATTAATGGACTTTTCTAGTATGTCTTGGGATAAAAGAATTTATCTTTTAATGTCACTTGTATTTTATATTATTCAAGTTTATCAAAATGTGATGTCTTGTTATAGATTTTATAAAAATATGATATTGATTCATAAAAATATATTTATACTTCGAGACTATTTCTTGTACACAATAGAAAATATGAAGCATATCATGCAGATTGCTTCTAAATTAGGGACATACGCTGGCTTTATAGAAGATATGGAATGTAAAAAACATAAATTAGAAAAACTTTGTAATATTTTTAGTAAAATAAAACCATTTAATATTTCATTTGGGAAAATGATGGATATAGGAAAAGTAATGAAATTGAATTATGAAATATTTGTAGACAGTGACATGAAACAGTCTGTTGATTACAGTTTCGGATTTAATGCTTTTTATGAACATGTAGATCATTTGAGTATTTTAATTCATGATGGAAAAATTAATGCATGTTCTTTTATTTGCGAACCATTAGGAGATGATAGTAATGATAGTGAAGTAAAAGATGAAACAAATAAAAAGGCTAATAGTAAAAAGAAAAAAATAAAGAGTAAATCAAAAGATAGAAATATGTCAGAAAAATCGTCAGTCTCTCATGCATCTGATAAATCTGATAAATCTCATATATCAAATATAACTAACAAGACAGATAAGACAGACAAAACAGATACATTAAAAGATGTTACAAAGTATACAAGATTTACAAAATTATATTATCCTCCATATGATAATCCTGTAAAAAATGATGTTATTATAGATAAAAAAATAATTATTACGGGACCCAATGCTGCTGGTAAAACAACAGTAATTAAATCAACATTATTGAATATTATATTATCACAACAAATGGGATATGGATTTTATGATACAGCGCATATTAGACCATACGATTACTTGCACTGTTATTTAAATATTCCTGATACATCAGGACGTGATAGTCTGTTTCAAGCAGAGTCGAGAAGATGTAAAGAAATTTTAGATTGTTTAGAAAAGGAAAATACTAAAAATCATTTTTGCATTTTTGATGAATTATATTCAGGAACAAATCCTTATGAAGCAGTAGCAAGTGCATATGGATATATTGATCATATTTCAAATATGAAAAATGTAGACATTATGTTAACAACTCATTATACACAGTTGTGTAAAAATTTAAAATCAAATCGACGTGTTAAAAATTATCATATGAGTGTAGAGATTAAGTCTGATTATAATGTATTGTATTTATACAAATTTAAAAAAGGAATATCAACAATTAAAGGAGGAATAAAAGTTTTATATGATTTAGAATATCCTGAATCTATTATTGAAAGTACTAAAAAAATACTAAATGCAATGTAACTATAGCGCTATATAGACTTGTTTTTATGAACATAATTTATAAAATAAATGAATAATAAACAAAATAATAAATCAATTATAAACAAAAGCGTTAAATATTTTATTTTTATTTATGTATAAAAATAAAAGATGTCTCTATTCAGTTCACAGACTATTTTTAACTTACTTATTACATTAATCATCGGTACTGTATTATATTATTATATGAAATATAAATTTAGAATACTAGAACTTACTCAGAAGGAGCATGCAAAAGTATTACAAAGTGTAATAATGTCAATGAATAATGGTAGTTTAGGTAGAGGATTATGTATGGCGAATCAAATGGGTGGAGAGTCGATGTGTATGAACATGAATAATTTGCAAAATCTTGAGGAAGATATGAATAGATTTCATGAAATAAATAAAAATGAACTAATTGATGTGTCTGATGAAGATGCAGGTGAAGACGAAAGTGAAGATGAAAGCGAGGATGCAGATAGTGATACTGATTCTTCAGAGTCAAGTTCTGATTCAGAAAATGATGTCGAAGAAGACCATGTCGATGATAGTTGCAACACTAAAAAAATAGTAATTACCAATAGCCATGATTCACATAAAGTTGAACATTTGACAGGCCCTGATATAAAAGTAATTGAGTTAACACACCCGCTTTATCCTAGTAATGAAAATGTAGACAATGATGAAGATGATGAAGATAATAATGATAATGACGAATGCGATGATGAAGACGATAGCAAGTCGGAATCTGAGTCGGATTCAGAGTCTTCAGATGAACGCCAACATCAACATGAACATGAAGATGATATTAAGGATAATATGGTTGAACAACAATCACATGAACATACTTTAGAAGATTATACAAATATACCGATAGATAACTCTTTAGATAATATATCAGTAACTACCGTATTTAAAAATAAATCTAGTGATACTAGTGTAGATTATAACACAATGACAGTTTCTACATTGCGCCAGACACTTAAAAATAAACTTTCATCCGAAGGACACCATATGAGTGAAACATCTATTAATAAATTATCTAAGAAAGATCTTATTAAAATGCTACAATGATCCATTTGAAATAATTGACATCAACAAATAATGATTTGTAAAATAATATAAATTTGTTAATAATTCGGATTCATATTATTTTTATCTAGTTTTAGTATATATTATACAATGTCTTGGGCTACTTGTTATGCAGGGTCAAATAATATTCATTTCAATTTTCCTCCAATAATGGCTGATGGTCGTAATTATGCTACCTGGCAACCTGGTGCTGTTGTTAATGAACGAATACGGGAAAATAATAACATTACATCAAATTGGGACTATAGAAATTTTTTACAACATAATGCAACAAAAATAATACAAGCAAATTCAATCTCTGCTTGTAATAACTGTGGATCGTGTCCTCCGTTATACGTCGGATCACAAAATCCTGATGTACAATCTAATACACCTTTTGTGTTTGCATCTCCACTAGATAGTAGTCAACCTTTTGGGTATGAAACTAGTGATCTTAAAAATTTATATCTATCTCGTTATGATTTGCAAAGTCGAATGTTGTCGCCTTCAATACCACTATCACAGGCTGAAATGTTGGCTCAGGGTATTCCGCGTTCAAATTAAATATCCGATAATTATTGTACTGTTAGATAATTAGATAATTATATTATTAAATAATCATCTAATACATTATATATTAAAATAATTTTTACCGACTACATAGTTAAGTAAGCGTTGGATGTTATCAATTTCATAGTTGAAGACTAATGCTACAAATGTGGATGTAATACAATCGATTGTATAATGACTTCTTGATGCACATATTAATATAAATCCAAAAATATACATAGCAAGATATAGTACCCAATAACTTGAACCATAGTAACGCGCGACTAGTAATATCTGAATTATTATGCTTACAAAATGTATACTAATCCCTAGATTATTACATGATCCCATGTTTAATGCATTTTTAAAAAAATTATCAGCATACTTACATTCTTTACTACTATCGGGAAGCGTAGTAGATACAAAATATATATATGCTATAAATCGAAATATTAAAAAAATGAAAATGAAAATGATGATATACTTATACTGACCATTTAAAATAAATATAGCAAAGAAAATAAACGAAGTAATTGATACAAATAAGTCACTTATTACATCAAGATGCTGTATTTTTGTTACATTATCTTGTATAATGTCTGGTAATACAATTTTATTTATTGGTTTTCCTTTGGTGTATGAATATTTATTAACTATAGATTCAATAACATACATTATGATAAATAATACAATAAATAATAATATAAGATTCATATAATTTATTTTTTTCATTTAAAATTAAACTGTTAAAAGTATTATTATATTATATTAGTATATAATAACTATAAAACTATTATTGTAATTTAATCATGAAAAATAAAACAAAATATTACTCATTAAGATATTTACCAAAAAGACTAACTCGAAAAGATGCAATAGTTGAAAAAAAAGAACTTGATAAGTCTAGAAAGTTATACAAAAAAAATAAATACTATACTAGGAAAAAAATAAGTTCATTTACTAGTAAAGTATCTAAACATGTATTAAAAGCAAGAAAGATATATGGTGTTGAAGATATATACGCATCAAATGAATTAGCAAAAAAAACAGGCTGCAAGATTAACGCACTTGAACATATAGAAAAAAAAGGACGTGGTGCGTATTTTTCATCCGGTAGTAGACCAAATCAAACAGCACATTCATGGGGAAGAGCAAGATTAGCAAGTTCAATAACAGGTGGCAAATCTGCCGCGGTTGATTTTAATATACTAGATAGTGGTTGTAACCATAAAACGAGCAAAGCATATAAGATGGCTTTGCAGTCTGTTAAAAAACATGGACATGGAACAAGACGTGTACCGAAAACTAAATATATAAAAAAATAACATCTACCAAATAATACATGGAATATTAATATGTAAAATTATATAATAAAAATTATTTTATTATATACATAATAGCATATAAAAATTATGAAAACAGTTATTAGTTTTGATGTAGGGATGAAAAATTTAGCATATTGTTTATTTCAAATAGATTTAGACAACACAGACAACACATCAAATGAATTACATAAATTTAAAGTGTTAAAATGGGATGTAATAAATTTATGCTCCCCTATAATACGTAAATGTAATAATGGAGGTATTGAATATTGTAAAGATGAAGCAAAATATTGTAAAGTTACTGTAAATAAAAATACAATTACAAATCAAAATAATATATCGGATAATGATGATCATGATAATAATGACAGTGATAATGATGTAAATATTGAATGTGCTACTATTGGATATTATTGTAATAAACATGCAAAAAAATGCAGTACTTTTAAAGTTCCTCCTAGTGAATTGGATATTAAAAAAATAAAAAAACAAAAACTTATAGATATAAAAAATATTATTGAAAAATATAATATAAAAGATACAAATAATATTACGTCGACATTTAGTAATACAGATAATTGTGAAAATGTAATAATACAACCTGCAACAAAAAGACAAAAAAATAATAAAGAACAATTATTAGATATTATTCAAGAAGAGTTAAATAAAAAATATCTTCAACCAATAGAAAATATACGCGCAAATGAAATTGATTTATTGACACTTGGAAAAAATATGATGATAGAATTAGATAAGTTTGTAGTTAAGCAAAGCAATATACACGAATATAATGAGATAGATATGGGAGGGCTGGGAGATATTATGAAATATAAAATAGATATTGTAATTATTGAAAATCAAATTAGCACAATAGCAAGTAGAATGAAAACATTACAAGGTATGTTAGCACAGTATTTTATCATGAAAGATGTACCATGTATAGAATTTATTTCTGCTTCAAACAAATTAAAAATGTTTATGACAAAGAAAAAAACAACTTATACTGAACGTAAATTAGAAAGTGTAGAGGTAACAAAAGAACTTTTAGAAAAACTGCCCCAACTTAAAGAATATAAAGGAATCTTAGATAAAAATAAAAAGAAAGATGATTTAGCAGATTGTTTTTTACAGGGAATATACTATCTTACAATAAAAAATATGATAAATATTGATGTATAGTATTCAATATAATAATTAATATGTATTATAAATATATTATTAAAAGTATTAAACATATTTGTAATAATATATTTATAATACGCACAAACTTAAAATTAAAATTCTAGTTTATAAATAATATGACTGACGAAATCATAGAAATTGGAGATTTACAAGATCTTGATAATGGTTTTATGGGTGGTGGAAAAAGTGGTGGGAGAGGAACTAATAAGTCTGTAAATTTTGGTGGCGGTTTAGAACTATTAATGAATGATAAATTAAAATCAGGTGGTAAATCTGGTAATGGTGGTGGTGGAGACATCGACATTGACGATTTGAATGAGTTAGAAGATGAATTGAATGAATTAAGCGATTCTATAGGTCATGGTCCTAGCAAATCATCTAAAAATTTTAAATCTGATATTTTTGGAAGTGGAAGTATTAAACTTAACGGTTATGATAATGACGATCATAGTGATGGAGGACTATCAGAAAGTAGACTTAATTTAGGTGGAAGTGGTAGCAATACAAGTGGCATTGGTGCATCAACTGCAAATACAGATCCTGATAAAAAAACATGGGATGGTTTTGGAAAATTTAGTAATGTCCCCATGAATCCTGATGCACCTTTAGACAATACTCCGCAAATGACAAAAGAAGAACTATTAAGAGAAAAATTTAAAATTCTTCAGAAATTAGAAGAATTAGAAACAAAAGGTATTCGCCTTACTAAAAAGTACACAATGGAGTCTTCTTTGTTGGAAATGAAGGGTGAATATGAAACGCATTTAGAAGAAAGAGAGAAAAAGAATAGTATTAAATTTCAGCAAAAGTTGCTTATGACAGCAATTACCGGTATTGAATTTTTGAATAATAAATTTGATCCATTTGATTTGAAACTTGATGGATGGTCAGAACAGATTAATGAAAATATTGATGATTACGATGAGATATTTGCTGAGTTACATGAGAAATATAGATCAAAGGCAAAGATGGCGCCAGAATTAAAGTTACTTTTTCAACTTGGAGGAAGCGCAATCATGCTTCATATGACAAATACAATGTTTAAATCTGCTATGCCCGGAATGGATGATATTATGAGACAAAATCCAGAACTTATGAAACAATTTACACAGGCTGCAGTAAATACAATGTCGCAATCGTCTCCTAACTTTGGAAATTTTATGGGTGATATTATGGGCGGTGGTGCACCATCTATGTCTAGCAACTTTAATAACCAACGTCCTCCTCCCCCTCCCGTAGCAACGAAGGGTCCTAATTCTATTCCACCTCCTAGAAGAGAGGGTGACATTTCAAATCGACCCGACTTGAATTTTGGTAGAGGTAGTAATATGAATGATGGTGTAAATTTATCTGATAGTTATATTAATCCATTTCAATCAAGTACGACACGAGGTGCACCTCCTCCCCTTCCACAAAATCCACGCCCTGAAATGAAAGGACCTTCTGATATAAGTAACATTCTGTCCGGACTTAAGACAAAAACAGTAAATATACCATCAGCAACTAATAGTAACACTTTAGGGGGTAATAATACAACAAATACAAATAATACTTCGGAAGATAAAGGTAGCACTATTAGTATAACTGAATTAAAAGAGTTACAAAATGATAATATGCCAAATCGTACAAAACGTAAACCAAAGTCGGAAAGAAATACAATTAGCCTTGATATTTAAAATATTAATTCATAATAAATAATATTAAATACTAATTTTCATATAATATTATATTAATTATAATATTATTTATGACACATTCGTTTACAATAGTTGCGTGTACTAGTAGCAATAATAACACAGATTGGGATGAATCTATAAAATCCATTATAAATCAAAGTTACGATAAGTGGGAATTAATTATTGTATTCTATAATACGGAAATTACAAATCATATCACGGAACTAATAGAAAAATATAATTTATTAGATGAAAGTACAGAAACTAAACTAAATAATAAAATTAAAGTGGTTTATTATTCTGAAAAATTATCATATACTGATACTTTATTACGTGTAACAAAAGATGAATCTTTATACGAATACATTGCAATTATGGAATTAGGAGATATATGGGCTCCTATAAAATTAGAAAAACAGGCAAAAATTTTAGTTAACTACCCTAAAGTAGATGTTTTGGGTACTAAAAGTGTTTATACGGATGTAGTTAATAATAATACGCGTAAAATTATTTCGAATAACCCATCTGAAGAACTTTATAAAGTAAATATATTTAAAACTAATCCATTCATAAATTCTACTATTGTATTAAAAAAATCTATTTTAGAATTTTTGAAATCTTTTGACAGCAAGTATGCTCTAAATATGCTTTGGATTCAACTTGCTGTAGAACAATATAACTTATATAACTTAAGTGATATTATGGTAAAAAATCATTCACTATCTACAATTACTGAATATAACGGATGTTATTCATCGCAAGAAATGGTTGCATATATAAATAGTGTAAAATCAAAATATATTAGAATTAAATTTTTTAGTGATTTTTGCGATTCATATACTTGTAAAAGTCATTATGAAAGAATGTGTATGGTTGATGAGATTGAATATTATGGGAAAACAAAAAGAATGTATATTACATGCACAGAAACATATACTCATGCTATTTTTTTGAACTGTCCTACTCCATCAAATTTACAAGTAGGTAAAACACATGTTATCGGATTTGCCCAAGAACCTCCTAACACACCACATTTAAAATTAACACAAAATAATTTTATAGAATATGCAATTAAAAATATTGGAAAATATTTCATAGGAAGTACTGGCGGTTTACCGTCTTCTACATTTTTCGGTCACCATGGGTTTCTATTTTATGAAACTCCCAAATATATTCATGACTTTCCTAAAAAAAATAAACTAATGTCAATCATGGTTTCTAGAAAAACGTTTACTGATGGTCATAGATATCGTCATGCATTAGTTCAAAACATTTTAAATAATAATTTACCTATTGATATTTGGGGAAATGGTGCAGATATGTATAGACAACAATATGGTAACAGTAAATACTTGAAAAGTTCATTTAAGAGTATGGAAGAAATGTGTAAAGATTATGTATTTACTATTGCAATTGAAAATACGTCTCATGATCATTATTTTACTGAAAAAATAATTAATCCTTTTGTTTATAATACAATTCCTCTTTACTGGGGGTGTTCAAAAGTTGAAAGTTATTTTCCAAATCATGTAATCCCTTTAACAGGAAATATACAAATAGATATAGAAGCAATTAAATTTATTTTAAAAAATCCACAACAGTTTATTGATAGACACAAAATAGATATAGAAATGGTATTAAGTAAAGTAAATCTTATAAAAAATGTTGAAAGACTATTTAATGGAAAATAACATTACGATTACTATTACTATTATTATTACCATAAAATATTTCTACTAAGATTGTTGGCAGAATATTTATTTCTTTTCCAGTCACCTTTCATAAATTTTGTACGTGTTAAATAATTTTTACGACGTTTTTTATCATGATGTTTAGTGAAATCTTCATACCCCATTTGTCCAAAATTTACCCATGTATTATTTTTAGGATCAAATATTTTATATTTTTTTTTTGGATTACTAGCGGGATATAACTTTGCTGTTTTTCCTAAGTATTTATATGCCATACGCTGTGCAGTACGTGGCGTAGAATACAAATATATACGAGATGGAAAACTTTTTTTAGTTTTATTTGTTGTCCGTTTTTGTGTTTTATTTCTTTGTGTTATCATATAATATATGTATACTATAATGATATAATATTATAAAAATATAATATTATAAAAATATTTATTTTAATAAGTTAATTTCATTTTATAATTTTATTTATATACTTTAGCAATGTCTGTTCAAAAACATGTAACCGAAAAACCATATATTACATTTCCAATAAATTCTAAAAATAATCTGTTAAACGTGTCTGATAAAGAAACATATAATTATGATTTTAAATCTGTTTGTTTAAAAGAAAATGTACACTTAAAACGTGAAAAAAATACTGATTTATATTTGCTACAATTTTATTTAGAAAATAAAAACAAAAACTTAAATGATATGATAAATTTAAATATGTATAGTTTACTTTATAGTCTAAATAAAGATAATTTTGAAAAAATAGAAATAAAAAAATGGTTATCAGATCATGAAGTTGAAGTTCTTTTTCTTTTTAAACCTTTTGGAAAAGAGTTAGGAATAAAGCCTAAATATATGTATGTTAAATCGACTGAAAAAATAGAAAATGGTAAAAAAACATATACATGTTATGATATAGAATATCCTAACTTATTTGAACTTACAAGTTATGAAAAAGTAAATACATCTATTTCAAATATGATTGTAAATTTTGAATCAAATAATAAAGTAAATATAAATTATGTTTTTAAATTAGATTTACCGCATAGTTTACCTATTTATATGGAAAATATACTAGGACTTATTATGAAAAAAATGTTTATTCATCTAAAAAAATTTATAGAAACAGTTAATTACTAGAATCAGTTAATTTTATATCTTCTTTATTCTCTTCTTTATTCTTTTCTTTATTCTTTTCTTTATTCTCTTCTTTATTCTCTTCTTTATTCTGTTCTTCTTCTTTCTTTTCTTCTGCATTATTTTTATATTCTGGTTCAGTAAATACAAATAATGAATAATACTGGGTTACACATGAAACAAGAAAATATCCCATTATTGTAAACCATAAATATTTAAGTGTTGTACAAGCATTTGGAAAAACATACAATAAAAATATAATAGATAAAATACTACCTATTCTAAAAAATAATTTAAATACTGAGCATTCAGATTTATAAATTTTAGATTCAAGATACATTCCTATTATGAACATTACAATAATAATATATTGGCATAAACTTGTTGGTACTATTTTTTTATAATCAAGTATGAAAAATATTGACAAATAAGAATATAATAACGATTTTTCATATGGATTTTTAAAACTATTATTGTCTCCTATAAAATTAGCAAAATTACCTATATAATATACAACTATAAATAGTGGGTCTAAGATACTCAACTTGGTTGTTGTTATAAACTGTACTCCTTTTAATGCTTCCAGCAATGTTTCATTCTTAAAATAATGTAAATATTTATTATCAACTATATCATCATATAATTTTGCTGAAACTCCGGCAATAAAAGCGGTTAAATAATTAGTATTTAAATAATTGGCAGATAAAAGTTCAAAGAAATTTGAAAACATTTATGTATTATGTATTATTTATTAATATAACATATTTAATATTTTACATTATTACACAATTGATAATAAATCATTAAATATCTTATTAATATAATATAAAGATTTTTTATATTATATTAATAACATACTAATCTTATTCTTATACATATTACTATACAATGTACCGACGTGTTCATAATATAAGTGAATTAAAACAAACTGCTGATTCAAATGACATCCCTGATGAAGATAATGAACGCGCAAAAAATACTAGTAACAATAATTTTTTACATAAAATTAATAATTTTTTTATCGGATTAATACCTGTTCTTAAAAATGGATTATCAAATACATACTTTATTTCTAGTTGTCTCGGTATATATGCCAAGTACTTTTTAATTTATAAGTTATCAAAAAAAACCAAAGTAGATTATAATTATATGGTAAAAAATATTGCATCTAAGTTATCAAGTAAAAATATTTTTTTTACAAAAATATTTCAAGCAATTTCAAATAATAACAATATTGTAGATAAAGAATTATTTAACTATTTTATTGAATATACAGATAACGTTAACTATGATCCATCTGAAGTTGACTATAACGGATTGTATGATTTAATAAATATTGCACGTACTAACGGAGATGAATTAACTATAGATAGTGAACAACCAATTAAATCAGGAAATATTGCATTAGTTTATAAAGGAAAATTAAACGGTAAAAGTGTAATTATAAAATACCGTCGTAAAAATATTATCGAAAAATTTAAAAGATCAATGGATGAACTATTTTTGTTGATTAGTATATCTAAAAAATTGCCATATATGTGTGATTTGAATATTTCAGATCTATTTGATGAAAACCGTGAAATTATGTTAAATCAATTAAATTTTAACAATGAAATTTCAAATATCAAACTTTTTTTAGATAAATTTAAAGATGTATCTTCTATATGTATTCCAAATGTTTATCCATATTTTACAGAAAATAATCCATGTGCAATCGTAATGGATTTTATAGATGGTAAAAGAATTGAAGAAATTTCTGATCTGGATAAAGACGAATATTCTAAAATATTATCACGATTTAATTTAAAATGTGTATTTTATGACTCAATATATCACGCAGATATGCATTCAGGCAATGTTATTTTTTTAAAAGAGCCAAATAATGATAGTACTGCACAAATACTAAGAATTGGTATAATTGACTATGGAATAATAGGAACTATGACAAGAATAGAACAAAATATATTTTTCACATTTTTTAAAATTTTAGTTAGTAAAAATTGCAATGAACTTGCCTCTTATATTGTTGAAAATTTATCAGAACAAATTGAACGTAACGAAGAAGTATTAAATGAAGAGGATAAGTCTACAATAATTGACAAAATTTCAAATGTTTGCAACACTACAATAAATATTAATAATAAGATGATGGGGGGTGAAGAAATATTTCTTATTAATAAAATTTTAAAAACAAAAAATCTACAATTTTCAAAATTTTTCTGTAGAGTTGAATTAGCAATCGCAATTTCTGAAAATGTTTGTAATTCCTTGGCTAGTAATTCTTCATATATGGAACAATTGTCATTAGCATTTTATGAACTATTTGGAGATAATGTTGACGATTATTTTTAATATTGTTATCTAGTTATGTAATAACTAAAATATAATAAATATATATTCATTATATAAGTATAAATATAACATACATATACTTATATGTTTTATCCTAAAAAAGATAACTATAATATTTCAACAAATTCTAATATTAATACAAACTATAATGATAATGACAATAACAATGACAATCTCGATAATGATTCACTTCATAGTCGTGATGCTTTAATCGACATTGATATAATAAAACAAACAAATGACTTAGATGAAATATCAAAAACATTAAAAACAGGTGATATATTACTTTGCGACAATTTGCAACAAAAAGGTTTAGGATTATTCGGATGGTTAATAAAATATGCTACTAAAAGCGATTTTTCACATGCAGCAATGATTGTTATTGATCCTGAATTTACTAACCCACCAATGAAAGGTGTATATGTTTGGCAATCTGGTACTGCAGATATACCAGACGCCGAAGATGGTATAAGAAAGATAGGTGTACAACTTACACCTTTTTTAGAGTTTGTTCATAACTATTATGGTAAAATATATCTTCGCAGATTACATATTTCTATACACGATAACACATCTGATGAAAATATATTTATTCACAATAATGTTAACAATAACGATAACAATACCAATGATAATTTACATAAGTCAAGATACATTCCGAGCACTAAAAGATTTGTAAGTTTTATTAATCCAATTAATATTTTAAAAAATACACTTAGTTACGTGTATAATGGCTACAATCTTATAACAAGAAATATATACAATTTATATAATCCCAACCATTATTTGTCGCTGCCTTATACATCGCAGTCATTGACGCCACTGTCATCATCATCTACATCATCTTTACCTCTATTATCACAAAACAATACACGCGTACATCAACTACAATATCATATATCTAACCCATTTACAAATGAAAAACTTCAAGAAATACACAAAATTGTTTATAACAAACCTTACGATATTATTATACGCGATTGGATAGAAGCATACTTTCAAAATGATCCACATCCTCAAAAAATATCTCGATTTTGGTGTAGTGCATTAGTTGCATTTATATATACAAAAGTTGGTTTATTTGATTCAAGTCTCGATTGGAGTATTATAAGACCTAGTTTTTTTTCAAGCGAAAATCCTGACTTAAATAACAAATATCTTATAGGAGCATATTTTAGTAATGAAATTCTTATTTGGTGTTCATCGGGTGCTATTATGTCTGTATAATATTTTTTATTAATAATTATTATAATATTATGATAATATATTATAATAATCTCTAGATACATGAATATAAATCTTAATAAAATAAATACATATATTTTTTTAGCATTTTCTATATTTATAGTTGTAATTATAAATAAGCGCTTTTTGAATGTTTATAATAAAGTTCAAACTGACACAAAAAAAAATCTGACTAAATATTCCAACTATACATATTTATATGTACCTGTTATTTTTTGGTTAGCATCAAAAGCAGATATATTCGAACTTGCTGACGGATATTATGAACTTTATATTAAAAAAATGTTAAGTAGTGTAAATCAACACAAAACAGCATACAAAATAACTGATCCATATGTAGGAGGTATATCAATTTTGGCAATTTTAATATTTGCATTACTTGCCACCGCATCCGCATCAGGGCTAGGAAATGAAGGTGTAATGATATACTCTTCTATATGTTTAATGCTATATTTTTATTATCATTTAAAACAGTTTTTCGGTTTTGAAAAAATATATACAGACGTTATGATTTATATAGGATATGCTATAGGATTTACCATTGTTTACTCCTCTTTGTCATCAACATTTTTTTATATTTTGGAACATATGCTCCTGAATAAAAGTATAAACTTTTTTTCGACATATGGTATATTGGTTTGTGCTATTCCATTTATATATTTTCTTGTTGGCAAACAAGACGTGGGAATATATATTGATAAACTTTCATTTAAATTCTCTCATGCTTTATATGTTATTTTATTTTCTATTTTTACAGGAGCATTATCATTAGTATTTTTTAAATCATTTAATACACTATTTTATTTTATAAGAGATTCAAAATATAATAATTTATATGTACTCATTTGTGGTTTTATTCTTGCTTTTATTGTTAAAAATTTAGGGTTCTTATCCATGGGACCCGGAGAATCCGCCATCAATGAAAGTTTTCAGGCTGTATTCCATAATAAATCTAATAACACTCGAAACTCGCAAAACTCGCAAAATAATCAATCATCGGACACTACACCATCTCAACCACAATATACAAATAAATTCAATTTTTATAGCGTATTTGGTAGAATAATAGATTGCATTATTTCTATGGGTTCTGGTCTAACCGGTGGCCTTATTATTCCTACAATGACAATTGGTTGTGGTCTCGGATCTATTCTATCTAAATATACACCTATACCACAGGAAAATCTCATGTATTTAGGTATGTCTGCATTTTTAAGCCCATTTTTAGATGCTCCAATAACTAGCGGAATTCTTGTAAATAGAATATGCAAACAAAATATTGATACACTACCTTATTCTATTTCTGTTTCTTGTATATCTTACCTAACTTATAAATTTTTAAAAAATAAATTTTCATCTTAATGTATTGCTTTAATTATTTTTATAAATTCATTATTCATATACAATGAATAATGAACTATATTTATATGCATTACGTCTGTTTAATGTCTTTTATGTTTTCTAGTCACGTGCTTTATAGTACCATAATTTATTTTTTTTGTTTTCTTATGAATTTTTATTTTTCTTGTATCTTTACTTACAACAACACTTTTACTATTTTTTCTTGTTTTGTTATTTTGAATTGTACCTCCTGCTTGGCCTCCCGCTACACGTGGCAATGCGTAAGACCAATGCCCTCTGCCTCCAATTATAATATAAGAATTTGGATGGTTCATTAAAAATTGTATTGTATCTCCTATATCATGTGGTTGTCTTCTAGCATTATTTGCTAAAAAGTCAACAATCATTCTGTCAGTAGTTGATGGATCATTTACATAATTAATAAATCGTTGTCCATTAGGTCTATAATTATTAAACCATATTATATCGAACCTAGTAACCTCTTCTACTCCCGGTAGCGATACAATTGGTCTTTCATACATTAAAGATGTAAAATATATTTCATTTTCACTACCATAATATCTTGGTTCAACGGAATGACTTATACGACTAATAACGCCAAATTTGGGTCCATTATTTAATAAATAGCGAACCATTACAACATTACTGTCTCGATGCTGTTGTAAATAACTATCTATGTTAAATCCTTGTATTTTATTATATATCGCTCTCGCAAATTCAGTAAGATCTCTTCTTACTCGGCTCTGTTCGCGAAATTGTATTTCATTTTGTTGATCTATACTTAGTCTTTCATATTGTTGTTTATTAAAACCCGACATAGT